GTCGTAACCCTTAACTCGATCGCACTCTCCGACCATGTTACAAGCGCGACAATTAACCGCGTATTTGAGGAGCTCGAAGTTACCGCGATGGGCGACTCATCTAGAAAATTTACTAAGGGCCTAGAGACAAGCACAATCTCTTTAGACTTTTTGAGCGATACCGCAGCGGCAAACGTAAACGCTACGTTGCAGGCAGCCTGGGGTACGACCGTACCAATCACGCTAAAGCAAACTAGCGCGACTACCTCAGCTACTAACCCTCAGTACGCGACTACGATCCTCGTAAATAACACTACAGATATTAACGGCGCGGTCGGAGATATTGGTACTCAGAGCATCACGTTTACGTGTAACTCACCAATCGTAATTACTACCGCACCATAACAAACTAACAAAGGGGCAAAAAATGGCACGACTCAAAATAACAAGGGCTACCGGCGAGGTAAGCGAGCATCAAATCTCGCCGCGAATTGAGTACGCCTTTGAGTTATACGCAAAAAAAGGCTTTCACAAAGCTTTCAGAGATGACGAGAAACAGAGCGACGTATATTGGTTAGCGTGGGAGTGCTTACGTACATCCGGCGAAACCGTACCAATGTTTGGAGCCGAGTTTTTAGATACTCTTAAAAAGGTCGAGGTACTAGACGACGAGCCTTTAAGCTAGGGCGCGGCACTCTAACCTATTTGGTAGCGCAACTATCGATACGGTTAGGGGTCGCGCCTCAAGCGATACTCGACTTAGATGCCGAGATGTTTAAGATGTTAGTAAAGGTATTAAACGAGCAAGCGGAGGAGTCTAAAAATGTCGGTAAAGCTAGACGGCGTTAAAGAGACTCTACGCGCGATCCGTAAAATAGATCCCGAGCTACTTAAAGAGATGAATAAAGAGATCAAGGGCGTAATGATCCCGATACGCGATAAGGCTCGAGGATACGCGCCTACCGCTGCTCCCGGCGGTCTTTATAATTGGGATGAGGGTGCATATACTAAAAAGATTACGGCCCGTAATTCTGCTTTTCGTACCTTTAATAGCGAGGGCCGTTTACGCCGTTTTCCTCTATATCAAGCCGAGGTAGCTCGTAAAGGTATTTATTACACCGCAGCGCCAAGTAAGCGAAACCGTAACGGATGGAGCTCTCGATACATCGTAGCTAACGCCTCAGCTAGTGGAGCTATCTACGAGACCGCCGGACGTAAAAACCCGGGCGGAGATCCTAAGAGCCGCTCTAATCACCCGGGAGCCGGTGCAAACTTTATTAGCCGGATGGGCCCTCTTTACGGCGATGGTGCAAGTCGCGGCCGTATGATTTTTAGAGCATGGGCAGAGGATCAAGGTAAAGCTCAAGCCGCCGTAGTGAGAGCTATCCAAAATACGATCGCGTCCTTTAATCAAGGCCGTTACGACAAGGCCGCATAATGGCAAAATTACCCGATTTATACGTAAACGCCGTTACTACTTTCGACGGTAAAGCCCTTACTAAAGGGCAAAAACAGATCGCAGGCTTTGAGAAAAATGTAAAAAATCTAGCTAAGGCTTTTGGTCTTACTTTTAGTGCTGCGGCTTTAGCACAATACGGTAAAAATGCGGTTAAGGCTTTTGCCGCCGAGGACGCTCAGGTTAAGCAATTAACGCAAAGCCTAAAAAATCTAGGTTTGAGTTTTGCTACACAAGACGTAAAGCAATACCTCGACGTGCTCGAGCAGGCGACAGGGGTAAATAAAGATCAGCTCCAACCTGCGCTACAAAAGATTTTGCAGACTACCGGCGATATTGCCAAGTCTCAAGAGATTTTAGCTCTTGCTCTAGATACCTCAGCCGGCAGCGGTCAGGATTTAGCTAGCGTTAGCCAAGTATTAGCGCAGGCATATGTAGGTAATAATCGAGGGCTACGTACGCTTAATATCGGACTTACTCAAGCCGAGATTAAAACCGCCAATTTTGCAGACATACAAGAAAAGTTAATAAAGATTTTTGGTGGGCAGGCAGCCGTAGCGGCCGATACCTACACAGGTAAATTAAATAAACTGACTATCGCAGCTGAAAATGCTAGCGAGGAGATCGGTCGAGGTTTAATTGGAGCCCTCGAGGGCTTAGCCGGGTCCGAGGGTAATCTAGACCCTCTCATCGACAAGATGAATAAACTCAGCGTAGCTACGGGCGATTTTATCTCCGTACTTTTTGGCGGTAAAACTAAAGATGGTTATAGCCTTAAAGATGCTATCGATATCGTATTTAGCGGCGGCGTAAAAGGTTTTGGTAATCGGTCTTTATCAGCTAGTAACCAAGATACACAAAGAGCAGATGCAGCGGCAGCAAAAAAGGCCGCAGCCGAAGCGGCTAAACGTGAAAAGGAAAGATTAGCTTTACTCAAAAAACAAGCACTATTAGAGAAAAATAAACTTTCGTTATCAAAGGCTGCGGCCGTGTTTGACACTAACCGTATCTCTATCGCGGCAGCTCTACGTGCTACCTACGACAAAGAGACGATCCTACGCCTTGAGGCTTTACAGGCTATTGAGGAGGATAACGGCGAGCTCGCACTTAAGAAAATTAACGAGCTAGCAGCCCTGCAAAAAAATGCAGACATGGCCAAACTAGCCGGTATTACTCAAATTAGTAATGCAACCCTCGAGGCTATTAACACTCAATTACTCAATGAGCTTACGGCGATAGACAAATCAAAGATGGCCGAGACGGATAAAGAAAACGCTCGGCAGATCGCTTTTGGTAAATACAATGCAGCTATTACCGCGGCCGGTGAGTTAGCGGCTAAAGAGAGTTATAGCGAGCGCGTACAGATCCAACTAACCGAGATCGCTAAACTCGCATCCTTAAGTAAAACATCTAACGCATCTATGACCCTAACTAAACTCCGCGAGTCTGAGGAGTTATCGATGATCGACAGGGTAGCCGCTGCACAAAAACGAGCCGACGATGCTCGACTTTCAGCGCTACAAACTTATATAAATGCTTTATCTAAAGTCGGGTCAGGTCCTAGCGCCAACACCGCAGCTATACAAGCTATGACACCAAGCCAAGCCGAGGCGGCACTAGCTAAAGAGCCGGTAAGTGTTAAGACGACCCTCACACCGGCAGAGATATCCGGTCTGCGTTATGCAGCTCAAGCGCAGGACGCTTACGAGAAAAGTCTAGCTAGTATCTCGCTTACTAACGCGGTCGCTCAAGGCTCACTTATGCAGGGTTTAAGCTCGGGTCTTACTTTATCAGCGGCGACAAGTGGAGCACGTTACGCAGCTCAGGCAGCGGCCTCATATAACATCACTATCGAGGCAGGTTTAGGAGATCCCGAGGCTATTGCTCGTGCGGTTGAGGATGTACTAAATCAATCAAGTTACCGAGGTACCTCAGTTAATCGAGGCTCCGGAGATTACTTAGTAGCATGAGTACATGGTTGCCCGAGTGGCGTATAACCGTCGGTACGACCGTCTATACAAACGTCTTAAGCGTGACAATGGCAACGGGTCGCGATGATATCGATTTACAATGCAACGCCGGCTATGCGCGTATGGAGATCGTAAACGTAAATAATACGGCCTTTGACATCGACGTAACCGATGTACTAACTCTCGAGCTTAAGAATAGCTCCGGTACATATGTCCCGGTGTTTGGCGGCGCGGTGTCAGATTTTGGTATCTCGGTCCGATCTCCGGAGGAGGTGGGCTTTATAACGATCGGTAGCATTTTGGCCGTAGGATCGTTAGCAAAATTAACTAAAGCTCTTTTCCCGGATGCCTTGCCTAAAACTGAGGATGGTACTCAGATATACGACATACTCAATGAGCTACTTATTAACTCATGGTTTGAGGTGGCCCCGGCTCTTAGGTGGATGGACTACGACCCTACGACTACGTGGGCTAATGCAGAAAACGTAGGACTCGGCGAGATCGATCAGCCTGGTCTATACGAGATGATTAGTAGAGCAGCCGATCCGGCCAACAGTTATAACCTATGCGCTCAAATTGCACAAAGCGCGCTAGGACAAATTTACGAGGATAAAGCCGGGCGCGTTTGCTATGCCGATGCCGATCATCGTACGGCTTATCTATCGGCTAACGGCTATACGACTTTATCGGCTAACTACGCTACTCCGTCTAGCGTTAAATCTATCCTACAAATAGGCAAGATCCGTAACTCCCTTGTATTTAACTATGGCAATAATTACAATAATCAAGCTACGGCCCTTGATGCCGACTCCATCGCTAACTACGGCCGTTATCAGCGAGCGGTAAATAGCAACCTGCATAACCTAAGCGATGTAAACGATGTTATGGATCGTGAGTTAGGCCTACGTGCTATCCCTCGAGAGCAGCTACAGGCAATTACCTTTAGACTAGATAGCGGCGACCTACCCGATGCAGAGCGTAATAAGCTCATCGATGTATTTTTTGGCGAGCCTATTGTTATTAACGATCTACCGATCAATATGTTTAACGGGTCGTTTAATGGCTTTTTAGAGGGCTTTGCTATCCGGGCTACGCCTCAATTTGTGGACATAACACTCACGCTAAGCCCTACAGATTTCTCACTCGTTGCGCCACAATGGGACACGGTTAGCCCGGCTAACCTAGTTTGGACGGGTGTAAACGCTACACTCATCTGGGAAAATGCTTTTGGAGGTTTGACATAATGGCAACAGTAACGCCTAATTTTAATTGGCCGGTACCCACATCGACCGACCTCGTGAAAGATGGAGCCACGGCTATCGAGGCCTTAGGCGACTCCATCGATGCCTCACTCGTCGATCTTAAGGGCGGCACTACGGGACAGGTATTAAGCAAAAACTCTAATACCGACATGGATTTTACGTGGGTTACAGATGCAGCCGGTGATATCACGGCGGTAAACGTAACTAGCCCTATTACCGGAGGCGGTACCTCGGGATCGGTGACTATTGGCTTTGATGCTAAAGCTGCTAACACACTTACATTTAATGCACAAACAGGTACGACCTATACCTTAGTAGCGGCAGATGCCTCTAATAAATTAGTTACTACATCTAACGCCTCAGCGGTAACGGTGACTATTCCGCCTAGCGTTTTTGCAGCCGGTGAGCAGATTAACGTACAGAGTATCGGCGTGGGACTTACATCTTTTGCTCAAGGTGCAGGCGTGACGATTACCTCAACAGGTGCAACGGCAACGGCCCCGGTGCTGAGAGCGCGTTACTCAGCTTGTACGATTATCTGCACGGCGAGTAATACGTTTACGGTAATTGGTGATCTTAGCTAATGAGCCCGATCCTCGGTATTTATGCATCCTCGATGCGGTCGGGTAACTCCTATGAGTCGATCGCTACGGTGACAGTTGGATCAGGTGGGGCATCATCCATAACTTTTAGCAGCATCCCATCTACTTATCAGCATTTGCAGATTAGAGGAATTGTGCGCAGTAATGGTGGGGCAGCAAATAATCCGATGTACATGACCCTTAACAGTGATACAAGCGCAAATTATTCTTGGCACGGTCTATTCGGTGATGGGGCATCTGCATCTGCTGCTGCATCCATTAATCAATCACGCATTGACATTGACCGCATAGCAGAAGCAAGTGCAGGCTCAAACATATTTGGTTCTTTTGTAACAGACATCCTTGATTACGCAAACACAAACAAGTTTAAGACGACGCGAAATCTTGGTGGCATAGATCAAAATAGTTCTGGTTTTATTTTTTTTGAGTCAGGGTTGTGGCGTAATACTAACGCAGTAAGCACAATAAGTTTCGCACCCCCTACAGGGTCTTTCGTTCAGTATTCATCTTTCGCCCTATACGGAATTAAGGGGTAGTCATGCCATCAACATACGAGCCAATCGCTACGACTACTGCAAGCGGTAGCTCAGGGACAGTAAGTTTTACATCTATTCCACAAACTTACACGGATCTAGTTTTAGTTATGCAAGTTGGTTATACATCTGGCTCTCATTACGCAGTTGTACGAGCTAATGGTGATGCTGATGCGAACGCTAATTACGGAAACACTTATGTAGCAGGAGACGGAAGTAGTGCATTATCTGGTCGTAATGGTGGCCTAAGTGGTTTTTATTCTAGTTTTGCTTTACTAGGTAATACGACTCTTAATTTTATTAGTACGATGCAAATATTTAATTACACAAATACGACGACTTTTAAGAGCTCTTTAACTCGCGCTAACTTAGCAAGTAGTGGAGTAGAGGCCGTAGTCGCCTGCCGTAGGACAGACACAAACGCAATTACATCACTAGAAATTAAAGCCACGAGCAGCGCCGTTTATGCCTCAGGCTCTATCTTTAGTCTTTACGGAATTAAGGCGGCATAATGGCTAACACATTTACTAAAATTGCCGCGGTTATGGTGGGCTCCGGTGGAGCATCGAGCATAGATTTTACATCTATCCCGAGCACTTATACGGATTTACAAATATTGATCTCAGCTCGTAGCGATGCATCAAGTGGCTCTAATGCGGCTGATATCTCTATCAGATTAAATAATGACTCGGGTACTAATTATTCATACAGGGGTTTAACTGGTACTGGCTCTACATCTGGCAGCTTTTCTCTTTCAGGTGAAACTCAATTCACTTACATAGCGTTTGCAGGATCGAGTAACGTTA